TATTGAAGATGCCAATGGATTATATTGGTACTTTGAGAATGTACAACTAACTGCTACAGGAGAGGGATCAGGTACAGCTAGAGCTGATGGATCTAAGTATTCAGTAACATTAGTAGCTGAGTCAGATCATTTGGCTTATGAGGTAGATTCTACTTTAATAACAACTTCTCCTTTCCCAGCACCTACTCAATCGTAAATTCAACACCCTAATAATTAAAGCTCTACACTTTGTAGGGCTTTTTTTTTAAACATTTTTCTACTCTGTTATAATATAGTTATGATCTATATTGAAAAAGGTACTGTTAATCAGATAATCTTAACTCTTACTGAAGTTAGCACACTGCCTACTCCTTACTATTTATTTGTTTTTCAGAATGAGATGGACTTATTATCTGCTCCTATTACATTTTTTACTGCAGATGTATCTGCCTATCCTGAAAGATTTAATCAATTTGAATTAGATGAGCCTGTAGATCTTACACTAATTAAAGGACAGTACACTTATCAAATCTATGAGTCAACTATCACACCTCCAACTATTGCTAACTCCACAGGACTAGTGATTGAAGAGGGCAGGATGGTAGTAAATGGACCTATAGTATCATCAATTTATGAATAATTATGGCATTAAAAGACTTATTTAAAAAAGTAAAGCACGAAGTAGTAGAGGGATATCAGTCATTTTCTACTCCATTCCTTAAAGTAGGAGGTGCAAATCTTACTCTACCTTATGTAAATGGTAGGCATCAGATTACTGGATGGATTCCATTTGGTCAGGATAATCTGTTCCCTGAGCTACTTAATCAGATTTACTACTCATCACCTTTACATGGCTCAATAGTAGGATATAAAGTGAATGCAGCTGTAGGAGGTGGTTTTAATATAGTAGCTGATAGACTTACTCTACAGGATAAGCTAGAGCTGTACACATTAGAGAAAAAAATAAACATTAAAAAGATAGTACCTGCTATTACTCAGCAACTGATACTACATAATAGAGTATATTTTAAGCTATGTTTTGATGATAAGATGAAACTTACAAAAGTTATAAATCTATCACCTGAAAAACTTAGAGTAAATCAGGATAAAAAAAGATATTACATCTGTGATGATTGGGCTTCTAGAATTGGAGTACAGGAGATAAGGAGATACAGCCCTACATCTAAAGATCCTGAGCAGTTATTTGTGTATGAGGTAGAGTCTATAGGTCAAGATTTCTATTCTTTGCCGTCCTATAGCTCAGCACTTAACTTTGCATTTTTGAGTGGCGAGTTAAGTTACTTTGCTAAGAGCAATATACAAAATTCAGTATTTCCATCTTTTGCTATGATGTTCCCTAAAAGACCTCAGTCTGAGGAGGAAAAGAACATGATAAGAACTACTATTGATAGATTGAAAGGAGCAGCTAATGCAGGGAAAGCTGTAGCATTCTTTGCTAATAGTCAGGACCAACTGCCAAAGATAGAGTCACTACCTATTAATGGTAATGATAGTCTATTCCAGGAGGCATCACAGCTGAATACTGAGCAGATTTGCTTTAGTCATACTATAGATCCTATACTTATGGGAATTAGAACTACAGGATCATTAGGTAGTGGCTCAGATATTAAGCAGGCTTATATCATATTTGAGAAAAATGTAGTAATGCCATTGAGAGACATGGTATCTGATATCTTTAATGAGCTGTTATTTATAGCTAAGATAGATGCAGATTTTACAATCAATAACTATCAGATAATTAATGAGGCAATCGTAGAGCTTGAGGGAGATACATCTAAGACTAATGATGCACTTAATACATTAGATCCTGCAATCGCTGCCAAAGTACTAGAGAATATGTCTAAGAATGAGATTAGAGCCTTAGCATCTTTACCTCCATTAACTGATACACAAACACCTACAATATAATGCTATATTTTATAACAGAAACCTATCTAAAGAATAACACACCCATCACAGCAAATGTAGATGTGAATAATGTTACTCCCTACCTAGCTACTCAAGCTCAGCTAAGAATTATGCCTATCTTAGGTACTACATTCTATAATGACTTGCTAACTAAGTACAATGCTCAGACTTTGTCCCCTGATGAAGAGAATCTAGTAGCATTCATTCAGCCTATTATAGCATGGAGAGCAGCAGAAGATGCTGTCTTTGGTCTTAGTTTACAGCTAAAGAATAAAGGTCTACAGACTCAGTTTGGAGATAACAGCTCAGCAGTAGATAGAGGTACTATAGCATTTAGTATGGAGCATTATGCACAAAAGGCTGC